CTAGTATTTGGAACTAACCTTGCAACTGATTGGACAGAAGCAAGAGTTATTCCTACTTACCAATATGACGGTTCAGACAATGTTAGAATTGTAATGAACTTTGCACTTGGTGTTCAATGTGCAGTAGCAACAGACGGTGTTTACGGATCAACTGTTTGGACTTAATAGACACTTTAAATGGGGAGTTGTAATATACTCCCCTTTTATTAACTTTTTAATACTATAATAATATGGCTTGTGATTTAACGAAAGGTAGAAAAGTAGATTGTAAAGACAGCATCGGTGGTCTTCGAACAATGTATATACTACCAAATTATTGTGGAAACATTGAGGCATCTGCTGAAATAACAGATTTAGAAATGACTGATGCAGATTTTGCAGATTGGGACACTTTTACACCTGCCCCAACGAACAAACAAACTTTATTGCAGTATGATTTAAGACCTAATCTTAGTTCTTTGACAGTTAACTTTAATTCTGACCCTGCAACAGGAACAACTTTTTTTAGTTCTGTTTTATCGGTAACTTTACAAAAGATAGATCACGATTCAACAAATCAGTTAAAATTGGCTGCATATAATAGAAGTCAAATCTTTGTTCGTGATGCTATGGACAACATCTTTTTGCTTGGAATGAATGCAGGTTGCAATATAACGAGTGGAACAATGGTAACAGGCGCAGCAAAAGGTGATCTTTCTGGTTATACTTTAGAGTTTACATCAGAGGAAAAATTGCCTCCGATACAAATTGTGCCGACTGCTGGTCCTTCAGCTACGGGATATCCTTGGGATAATTTATCAGATTATGCAAGTATTGACTTTGTTGAAGGAACACTTTAATCTTTACTCAATACAAAAGAAAAGAAGGGGTTTTATTACCCCTTTTTTTTATTAAAAAAAAACAAATAACTTATATTTATATTTATAATAAAATAGTATGGCTTGGAAATTAAAAAAAGAATACGAAAACAAAACACTTGACAATTTAAAAGTGCCTTTAAATCAATTGAGTCAAAAACAAATAAAGGGATTAAGGGAACATTTTAGAAATAAGTTTTTCGAACAAGATAAACCTAAACAAAAGAAAAATGAATTGGAGGGATAGATTTACCTTAAAAGACGTTTATAAAGATTTTGATAATTATACTGATGAAGTAAAAGAAATTATTTTGGCTAATTTTGAAACAGCAATGGATAAATACTATGAAGAATGATTGAAATTATACAAACAACATCAGATACTCCTGTTGGCGTAGGTTATTCTTATTGGGAAACTGTTGAAAATGACATAACAAACACAGCAATAAAACCATTAATTTGTTTTAAAAGTCAAGCGACAAAAAAAGAATTGTGTTGGTTAACTACATTTGGACCATTTTACACAGAACGATACATGCTTTTATTCTTCTATACTGTTGCTAGTAATCCAAACCCTTTAATTGGTTATTTACAAATGGGAACAACTGACTACCCTTATGGCTTCTATGATGTTACTATTTATGACAACAATATATCTGGTAATTTAAATCCTGCAAATGCAATAAAACCTGTTTGGTTTGGCGTAATGAACTTAATTCCAGAAACGACTAATCCTGCTGTTCAATATACAGATTATAGTGTTAACGATTCAGATACAGAGTCAGTATATATAACATTTTAAAATATGATACAATTAAAAGTTAAAAATGTTGGCGATTTTTCAGTAGTTAATTCATTCTATTTAGATGTTTACAACGAAATGAATGAAGGTCAAGACAGCGGAAGAAGTCTTTGCACATTTATAAGTCAGTTTACAGGAAAATCTAAAACTGTTTCATTAAACACACTTTATGGAGATTTTAACAAAAGATATGTTAAATATAGTTTGTTTACAAATAGAGATGCAGACCAAGAAAATTTATTAAACGCAATTATTCAGCTAGGAACAACAGACTTTCCACTTGGCTTTTATGATGTTATCTTATATAATAATACAGACAACACTAATATTGATCCAACAGGACTTACTGTTATATGGAAGGGTTTAATGAATTTAACAGGATTTAATTCAAATACAGAGTCCGTAACTTACAAAGAATATACTACTAATGATGCAGATACAGAAAGCATCTATTTAACTAATCCACTATGAATTTAAATTTAGTAAAATTATCACATTATAATATACCACATTTAGTAGAAAAAACTAATCAAGAATGGATCAGCTTCGGTGAAAACAATTTATATCCAAACTATCTTTTAGAATTGTTTTTAGGTAGTGCAATCAATGGCGCATTAATAAAGTCAATCGGTGCAATGATCTATGGTGAAGGAATAGCAGCAACTAATGTTGACGAATCAGAAGCAACAAAAGAATCTTATTTAAGATTAACAGAATTATTGCACAATTCAGATGATGACGTTTTAAAAGATTTAGCATTAGATTTAAAGCTATTTGGTGGGTGTTATGTTAATGTGATATGGTCAAGAGATAGAAGCAAGATAGCTAAAATGAAGCATATTCCTGCTCAATATATTCGATCTGGTAAAATGATTGACGGAGAAATAGAACATTATTATTATTCTGCTGATTGGGCAAATCATAAAAAAGCTGAATATAAACCACGTGCTTATAAAGCATTTGATACACAAGATAGAAGTCAAGCATCACAAATCTTAATGATAAGAGATAAAAACCCTGCTTTGTTTTATGGCTTTGCGCCTGACTATGTAGCAGCAACAGATTGGATTCAAATGGAATTAGAGATTGCACAATTTCATTTATCTAATATAACATCTGGAATGACACCTTCTATGCACGTTGGATTCTCTAATGGTGTTCCAACAGATGAAGAAAGAAGAACTATTGAAAGACAATTAAATCAAAAATTTGCAGGAACAGGAAACGCAGGTAAAATTCTAATCACATTTAATGACGGAAAAGAAACTGCACCTATCATTGAGCCTATCCAAATGAATGATGCACAGTCTGCTTGGGTGGAAATGTCAAAACAATCTGTTTCACAAATTTTAGCAGGACATAGAGTTACTTCACCAATTCTATTTGGTATTCGTGCAGAGGGTGGTGGATTAGGCAATAATGCAGACGAATTGCGTGATGCTTATAGCTTATTTAACAATACAGTTGTAATACCCTTCCAAACAACGCTTTTAAAGGGTTTAAACAAGATTTTTAAAGTTAATGATATACACCTTGATTTATACTTTAAATCGCTTAAGCCTGCAGATTTCATTGATTTAGAAGTTACAAAGACACAATCAGAAGAAGATCAAGAAAAAGAAGGTGTAACAAAAGAAGATATTGATTCTGATAATTTGAAACAAGAATTTAAAGACTTAAAAGACATAGATACTAAACCAACAAAAGGAATGATTGAAGAAGCTGAAAAGGGTTTAGAATGGCGTAGAGAATATGGACGTGGTGGAACGCAGGTTGCAGTTGCTAGAGCAACAAACATTAAAAATGGCGATAATCTTTCATTTGAGACTATTAAAAGAATGAATAGTTTTTTTGCTAGACACGAAGTAGATAAGAAAGCAGAAGGATTTTATCCTGGTGAAGAAGGCTATCCTAGTGCTGGACGAATAGCTTGGGCATTATGGGGTGGTGATGCAGGACAATCTTGGGCATCAAAAAAAGTAAAAGAAATTGAAGGCGTTCGTGAAGATTTATCTGATGAAGAATTTGATGAATTATTAGATAATTTACAAGGTGAAGAAATAGATTTAGACAAATGGGAAATAGTAGATGAGCAAGAAGAAGGTGCAATTGAAGACTATGAGGGTTGGGCAAATGACCTTATAAAAAAAATAGATAAAAAAGAATTTGCAGATGAAATATCAGCAAAACCAGACGGCTTCAGCTATTTAGACAAATCATATTATAAAATTAGATTTAAGTATTATAAAAAAAGTAAAAGAACAAGAACACCAAACGGAAAAAAACCAATAGGTAAATCAAGACCATTCTGCAAGAATATGATGAAGTTAGCAAGTAAGGGCATAGTTTATAGAATAGAAGACATAGACAAAGCAAGTCGTGAAGGTGTGAACAGACAATTTGGACATAAGCGTAGAAAATATGATCTTTTTCGTTTTAAGGGTGGAATTTGGTGCACCCACGCTTTTAAAGTTATTTTATATAGACTTAAATCTGGAAGTGAATTAAAAGAAGGTCAAGGTTTAGATGACTATAAAAAAACATCCTCAATTCCTAAAAGTTACGAACCTAAACCACGAGGAATTAAAGATGCAGTTCAAGCAGCAAATGCGAGTAATAATTGGTGGAAATATCCAGGATCAAAAAATTAAAATATGGCTTTAGAATATACATTTACAAGTTCAACAGGCATTACATCTAGTAAAGCCTATCACAGAATTTATAAAATAATTTATAACAATAAAAAATCAACAGCTACAGCTTGTGCAGAAGTTTTTCATAATGAAGCAGCTAGAAACAGTAATAAAACACCGATTGACGTTGTAGAATTTGAATTTACAATGGCTGTTGGCGATACAGACAAAAACCCTGTTAAGCAAGCATACACAGCAATGAAAACTAAAGAATCTGTTAAAGATAGCAGGGGAAACATCAAAAGCATTAATTACAAAGATAAAAACGTTAAAGACGTATAATATGGCGATACAACATACACTTTACATTAGTTCTACAAGATTAAAAAAAGATTCTGCATTAGGTGGTTCTGTTTCAGATGACCTTATTATGCCTTATATTTTATTGGCTCAAGATATGCACATACTTCCAATTTTAGGAACTGACTTAGATGCTAAACTAAAAGCTGATATTCAAGCAGGAACACTTGCAAACCAATATAAAACACTTTTAGAAACTTACATACAACCTGCATTGGTTCAATTTGCATTTACACAATTAATGCCGTATCTAAGGCTAAGATTTGTTAATAATGCAGTTGTGGTTATGGGCGCAACAGATCAATCTTCTAGTGCAACTTATGACGATCTAAAACCTGTTATGGACACAGCAACAGATGCAGCAGAATTTTATCGTCAAAGGGCAATTGACTATTTAAGAAATAATTCAAGTTCTTTTCCAGAATACACAAGCAATAGTGGATCAGACCTTAACCCAACAACAAACAATTATTTTGCAGGAATTAATTTAGATTCAACAGCACCAAGAAGCAATAGATTAAAAAGTTTTTTACAAGGTGCAGATATTACTATTTATGGCTGTTAAAAGAAGAACATATCCTTCGAGCAAGGAGAATTTTAAGAAACTTAAAAAATATATTAAAAAATTAAATTATGGCTGGACAAAGATTAACCGACAAGACATCACTAGCAAACAATCCTGCGAGTGATGACCTTCTTATGGTCGTTGATGTTAACGACACAACAGGATCAGCAGACGGAACAAGTAAAAAGGTAATTTCTGAATATGTTATAGCAACAGAAAAAGTTAGCGTTGATAATACAGAATTTATGTCATTAGCAACAACAGGAAAAATTTTAGTTCAAAATAAGGGTGCAAATAAAATTATAATTCCTATTAGTGTCTATTGTGATTATACAGCAGGAGCAACGCCTAATACAAACACAGTAAAACCAACAATTGGTTACATAGACGGAGATTCAACATACTATTGGGATCAAGAAAGGTTTGCTTTTGATTCTCCTGGTTATGCTGCGCAGTATTGGATATTTCAAGGCGCAGGAAGATCAGCAAAAGGCGTTAGTTTGTCTTCTTCAATAGCAGATGCAAAATTAATGTTTTATTTTGATGCGCCACCTTCGCCAGGATCAACAGGCGTTATAGATCTTTGGACAACTTATAGACTAATAGATATATCGTAATGGAAAAATTAGAATACTTTGGTTGCTTTTTTTGTGGAAATTTACTCACTATAGGAATGATACCAACCCAAACAATAGCAGAAACAGTCATTTTAGGACTTTTGGGGGGTTTTGTTGCTATGTTAAGTAAGGATATATATAATTTTGTTAAAAGTCTCTTAAAACGCAAATAATGGACGATTTTAAGCATTTTAGTTGGAAAGAGTTTGATTGCAAAAGTGGAAAAGGAAAAGGAATAGACAATATGGACAAAGAGTTCATCTGTCTTTTAGATGATGCAAGAGGCATTGCAGGTGTTCCTTTTAAGATAACATCAGGTTATAGAACGCCAGAATACAACAAAGCATTATTAGAGCAAGGCTATAAAGGTTCTAAAAATTCATCTCATACTAAAGGCATAGCAGCTGATATATATGCAAAAGATTCATTTACAAGATTCAAAATTGTAACAGCATTAATGATCGTAGGAATAAACAGAATTGGAATAGGAAACAATTTTATTCATTGCGACATAGACGAAGACAAATCGCAACAGGTGTTGTGGACTTATTATTAATTAAATTTATTATTATGACAGATTTTATTTTTTCAAATTGGTTAGAATTATTAATCGGATTTATGGCTTTTATAAAGATCGTTATCAATTTAACTCCAACAGAAGATGACAACCAAGTCTTTTCTTATTTGGATAGTATCTTTAATGCAATAATTCCTAACTACAAAAAAGGAGGTGGAACGCATGAATAATTTATTAAAATTTATAGACATTACTTCAATTTTCAAAGACAAAAAATTTGGAGATGTAAAAAGGTGGTCAGCGAAAAGAACTATCGGTGGCGCAATAGTATTATACTCTTTGAACGCTATGGGTGAAAGCATTAGCTGGGAAGGGATAGTGCTTTGTGCTATCGGTATTCTTCCGTTATGTTTATCGATGTTTGAATGCAGAAAGTGTGATAAAAAATGTAAAATTTGAATTATTACAGACCTAGAATATCACGCACAGAATGGGACTTAATAAAAGAATATAGAGATAATGACAATACTACGGCTAATAACATTCTAGTTATTGGTGATCTTCACGAACCATTTTGTCTAGATGAATACTTAGATTTTTGTAGAGAAAAATATATTGAATTTAACTGCAATGAAGTTGTCTTTATTGGTGATATAATAGACAATCACTATTCATCATATCATGAAACAAACGCAGACGGAATGGGTGGTTCTGATGAATTAGAATTAGCGATAAAAAGAATAGCACGTTGGCGAAAAGCATTTCCTGTAGCTACTGTTATTATCGGAAACCATGACAGAATGGTCATGCGTAAAGCACAAACATCTGCAATTCCTTCTAAATGGATCAAATCTTATAAAGAAGTATTAGAAGTGCCTAAATGGAATTTTGTTGAACGCTATGAAAAAGATAATGTTCAATATATTCATGGTGAAGGTGGTCAAGCGTTTAGCAAGTGTAGGGCTGACTTAATGAATACAGTTCAAGGACATTTACATACTTTAGCAGGATGTCAACATTTTGTCGGCAGAAAATTTAGAGTATTTGGAATGCAAGTTGGTTGTGGAATTGACCACGAATCTTATGCTATGGCTTACGCTAAATACGGAAAAAAACCTGCTATTGGGTGTGCAGTCGTTTTGAATAACGGAAAATTACCCATAAATTTATTAATGGAATTATGAAAAATAAAAACCTATATAGAGAAAAACTTCAATTAGGGGCTTATTATACCTATGACAAAAACTACAAAAAAGTTTATGACATTAAAGGTATAAGAAAAGACTTTAAGAAGTTAATTGAAAAATTGAAATAATTAGTGAGGGGGAATTCCGTAGTAATCTTCGAATCTTTCACACTCAATTTCATACATTTCACGCTGTGGAATTAGCTTAGGCATACTGTCAGCGTCAACTATTTCTTTGCCTTTATATAACTTCATTTTTAGATCAGCTATATAATCACCTCTTTCAGCTTTGTTTAATAT